ACGATAGAGGAGTGTCCCAGCAGGGAGCAATCCGGGCTACCAATGAAGCAGAGAGAAAACGACTTGCAAAACAGAATGAAGCAAAACAAAAGTCTTTATTGGGAACATTGGGTAAGGGTAATGTAACGAAGGATTCTATTGTTAAAAGCCAACGCATACAGGCTCTGCAAAATAGAATGAGAAGACCACAAGGTGATAAACTGATATCTGGTGGTTCACCGCAGATTGTTAAAAATGCAATGGAAAAAGCAATGGGCGATGTATCTACCAATGTTGCACAACGTGGATTGACCAGAGCAAACCTTGATTCCCTGACAGGCCAGTTTGATAAGTATGATCCAGACCTGACAGAAGCACAGGTTCTGGCAAAGAATATTGCATCAAAGCTCAAGGGCAACAGGGGTGTAATGGATGTTGGACTAGAGGAAGCAAGGCATACTTATGATCAGCCCGCAGATTGGTTAGCCCAACTAAACCAAGTTTTTGGAATGTATGCATTAGGCCAAACAGGTAAAGACCCAAAAATAGTTAGTTAAGAAAGGAACAACTCATGGCAAAAAGATCAAATAACGCATATTACAGATCACCTGATATCACAGGGATTATCAACAACCTTTCAACTGCAATGGGCCTGAAGGGGAATGCTGACTCCAATTATCTTACAAACTTGAATAAGATGGGGAGGCTTGAAGGTATAACTTTTGACAACCGCAGGAAAAGTGATATAGAAAGGGAATTAGAAAATGTTTTATCCAATCAAGAGCTTTCTGCTACAGCTAGGCTTGGTCATACATTGTTAGGCAACAGACATGGTTATGAGTTAGGGGAAACAGCATCTCAGAAAAGACCAAGTGATGTATTAAAGGCACAACGCTTGGCAGCTTTAACAGGAAACCAACTTAATCAGAGTAATGATATGAGGGCGTTGTTTGCCAAAATGATGCAACAAGGGGGAAATCTGCCGCCACAACGCAGGGAAGACCAATACGGGTTATCTGGCAGAGAAGGCCGGAGGGGGGCAGAAGTAGCTGAAGGAGATGCATTAACTAAACAGAATTTTGCAGAGACTGCTCGTTTGTGGCTCCTAGCCAATAAAATCCAGCCCGGATCAACTTTAGATGTTACTGGAGACCTTGGAAAGAAGATATTTGGTCTTAGTGAACGAGAAACTGAATCTAAAATTGCTGAAGGTACAGCAAGGATAGATTTTACCAGAGTCAAAATAGAGGGATATAAAGACCTTAATGCTAAAGAGGTTAATCGGGTTCTGAAAGCGACTGACAAAATCATTTCAGATATGAGGATTAATAAGGACATAGGCCATGAGTTTCTATGCAGTATAACTCGCACTACCTTTTCCTTGTTCCCAAAGTTCAATCCTGTCACGGATTTTCCTGCGGTTTTCTATCTCTTCACGTTTTGCAAGACCTTCTGTTATATTTCCAAATACATCCAATAAGGGGTCATATTTGGCAGGTTGATTCAAAACTCCTGCTTGCTGATTAGACAATGAGGCAGCAAGATCAGGATCAGCATTTATCTGGTTCAGGTTTGTCATCTGCAGTTTTGCAGCATTGACTGCTGCCTCAGAAGCATCTGCGGCTCCAATTGCACCACTTGCCAGTTCCTGCTGCTGAAAACCCAAGTCCTGTGCAGCCGAAGCCTTTCTATCAACTTCAGTTGAACTGCCAAACCTGCCACCTCTTGCAAGGGCAAATTTTAAGTCTTTTAGTCCCTTCTTATACTGGTCTTCCAGTTGTGGTTCATAGTAGTCAAGATATGCATCTTGGGATTTATCATAAAACCCTTGGTCATATTGACTGAAAACATCTTCAATTTCCTCTAGTCCTGCATCAACCCTTGCCTGTCTTGCTGCTTCTGCAGCAGCGGCTGATTCGTATGCTGGTTGACTTCCACCGCCACCTGTCCCAAAAAGTGTGTCAAAAAATTTGCTTAATTCACTCATATTATCCTGCCTCATTTAATGAATAGTGAACTGCCAAAGTTCCCAGCTTGGCAGCTCCAGATTGTGTGTTTTCTAGTTTTAATGCAAGATGCGTGGACGTTGTTGATAAACCAACCCTCCCAAGTCCATACGTTACCTTGTTAATAGTTGCCGCCAGTTCATTGGCTTCAATATCTGTTGGATCACCAGCAATTTTAACTGTCCATGTGGAAGAACAAACTAGGTCTATTCCAGACCACATCTTGTCGGTTGCAGGAGTTTGTGCATCAAGGAACGGCAACTGGACAGTCACTGTGCAATTGTCATATTCATTATCGTTCAATCCACCAAGTGAATAAACCTTGTCTCCACTTCTACAAAGGACTTGCCGTCCGTCAAATGCCCAATCTGTAATTGGCTCTACATTATCACTACTATCTACAAAACCATGTTCATAAATTGACCATGCAGAAACTTTGGAACTTGGAAAATAACTAAAAACATAGACCTTATCTCCCATTGCCAAGTAATATCTTCCAGATCGTGGGTCTAAAATTCCACACGCATCCCTGCCATCTACTGCATCACTCTGAACTGACAACATGATAATATCATCTATAGGATTACCTATATCTCCAACGTATGCGGCATTTGAGGAGTCTCTGGACTTTAGGCTTCTTATACCGGAGCGTGACAAATAGAACACATCCGAGTCTCCAATTGCAATAACACTTTTTGATGCAATTGTACCTGTATTATTTAGAACCTGTACAAGTTGGATAACATCTGGATCAGGATCATAAAACCAGATCTGGATACAGTCCTGTGCTAGGATTGCTATATTTTCATAATACGTTGACATTGCCATTAATTCTTCAGAATTTCTGGCATGGTTTGAGAGTGTCTGGAATCCTGCTCCAGCAGTAGTATTTATACCAGTAGTCCAATCCGTTGGATCACCAACTCCACACCATCTCCATGTTGATTCTTCCAAGGAATGAACTGCGTATTTGTTGCTCATTACATAAGAACCAGCCTGTTGACCAGTCGCTACACTTGCACCACCTGATGTAGTTGTCTGACCTGATGCTGTAGTTGTTGCCAAATCTCCAGTGTTTGTTTCAACATGGGTTTGAGAATTATAATACGAATTTACTGCTGCTCCTTGTGTTTCTGCTATTATCGTAACTTCTGCAGCATTTGCTACTGCTTCCCATTCTGGTGAGGTTGCAGTGGAATTTATTTCATCTGCAATCTTTTCTGCCGTGTAAGTATGTGATGTTTCCCAGAGGACAGGATCACGGATAATTGATATGCCATCCATTGTCAGGTTAGTGAGGGCATTGTCAATACCTCCAGCAAAGGGTGACGTTCCATTTGCTATCCCAAAATCACCTTCTACACCGGAAGTTATTGCCTTCCCATTTGCTGTTGTTCCCTTGTCTGCCGCAGTTATTGTTACTGTTGCAGTGGATGCAGTTGCAGTATAATTTGGTACTGATGTTTTTGCGGTGATTGCAGTCACAATTGCCGCAGCAGTTGTATTATTGTTTCCTGTGTGGCCTATCGGGCCATCCAAAATATCCACGTTATCCACACGCAGGAAAAGAAGATTGTTACCTGCATACACTGTTCCTGCATTAACCACAACTGTTCCGGCTGCCGCAGTTCCTGTACTTGATGTTAAATTTCCTCCTGTAACTGAAAATGATGCTCTTGCCCGTCCGTCATACTGCTCTATTATCCTGTTCATGGCAACGCCACTTTGCCAAGAGTGGGTTCCAGAGCCTACGTTTGTAAAGACAACTTCACTGCCACTTTCAGCGGTTGAAACAAAGAAGGTGTTAGTTGCTGGCGTTCCTACAACATAATAATCTGTAGCTAAAGCCAAACCTGTAGGTAGCGTATCTGTAGTGGTAAATCTAACAACATCATCTTCATCTAAATTATGGTTTGTACTTTCTATTCTTAAATCTCCACCGGAGTCTGCTACTGTTACAATAGTTGTTGTTGGCTGAACAGCACCGGGGTCATCGTGATCCCCCCAGTAATGGTTGATACGTCCATCCTCAAATTCCACTGCAGCATAGGGTTTTCCATTAAAAAAATCCACACTCAGAACCTTTGCCATGTCTTCTTCACCAACGTTGCCCTTGTATCGGCTTTCCATCTTAATAACCGACAATGCTTCCGGTTGACCAGTCATAGATGGTCTTCCAGTGTGACAGTCTGCAAAGGTATAGACCCTGCCACCTCCGGCAGCCAGACCATGAGTGTTTGCAGGAAGAGTAGTCCAGAGCTTGAATGCCCTGCGTTTCTCAATCTCTCCACCCCTTGTTATATGTGCATTTGTCAGGCCAGCAATTCCAGCCGCATTCAGGCCATAGAGACTGCCCGGTACAGAAGTTACTGCAGTTCTGCGAGTGTCAATACCAGATTTAAAATCTTCAACCAAGACATACGGCATCAGCTCACCTTATGGACATGGAGTGGCAAGTCACGAACTACACTTTCTCCCAAGACAAAAGGTTCAGTCTTGGATAATCTTGCTCGTAGTCTCTGGTAATGTATCTGTGCCTGTTGCTGTTTTAGTTGTGCATCAGGACTTTTCTGGCGTGTTAATAATTCTGCGGCAGCCATAAGAACAATCAACTGATCATCCAAATCTGCTGTATCTGACATGGAAACAAATGTGGAAAGGTTACCTGTACCTTCCAATCTAAAAATGCCATCGCCTGTAGTTGTGTTTGCATTCTCACTTGGAGTGGGCCACACTTCTACCTGTGACAATCCGTATGCTTCATATTTCCAAATTGGCCATGATCGTGATCCTGTATCTGAATCATGGAGTGTATAATCATGTGCCGAGATTCCATATAAAATCTTCTGCCAAGATGATCCATTTTTGAATAAAGCTCTTTCTACACGTTCAAGAGTTATTCCAGATGGAATATCATAATAACGCTGCCCTGCCTGTAGAGTTACATCTTTTTTGACCTGTAAAAAAGGCCATGCAAAATCTTCCCATAAGCGTCTTTGCACCCTGTTTAGAAGATTTACCATCATCTCTTGGGTTGCCTTTCCAAGAGCAGATGAAATTGCGTGGCCAGCTTCGCTTCTCAGATCATTTAGCAGAACCTGTAGAGTCGTGTTCCTTGCCATTTGCTCCCTTTTTTGCGTTGATCGGAGGGCCACCATCTAAAAATTGATTCTCTGATATTTTCAGGGATTTTACATCAAATGGTAATGCGCCAAATGTTCCGAATATTTCCGTAAATTTTTCCTTATATATAGGTGATAGTCTCTCACGTTCCGTATCTGTTGTCATATTTTCCTTGCCAGTTAAAACAATGCGGTCAATTGCACCACTTCCATGCAGATGCCGTAGCACTGCCAACTCTGGAACTGAAATTCCGTTTTTAACTACAGTGCTTCCTGTGTCACCGCCAATTGCCACATTTGCTCGATAAACATTTTCCATGATTATATTTTTATTAAAGGTTAGGCAACCCCGAAAGGTTGCCTAGTTAAGTCAGGATTTACGAAATTTCGTAAACACCATGACAGTTAAGTTGAGAAGCACACAACACCGAAGTAGTAGTTATCGCACGATAAATACTGTAATAGTCGTGTGGACGAGTTGGTGAGTGTCGTTTCATTTTCTCACCATCCATATACATAATGTATAGTTTGGATGGATCAATGATATAACAACGCTTATCACCATCTTTTCCGGTCAGGTTAATGTCATCAAGAGTGGGATCATACTGGAAATGAATTCCCTGATAGTATACTTCACCCATACTGATGTCTTGTTTCCCTGTCCAACCAGTTTGAGTAAAGTTACCCTTACTCTTCAACTCAGTTGTCAGGCGATCCAAGAAAACACTTCCGCACACAGCAATTGAAGGTTTCCCTCCATATCTGCGAAGCTGACGTACTTCCTTGTGAATCAAGTCAATTAACTCCTGACCACCAGAACTTGTTGAAATTGCCACATTAAAGCGGTTCCTCCACCAAGTGTTTGTATCAGTCCGAAGTCCACCAACCGAAGCACTTGTTGCTGCCGGATTGTCAGCTATAACACCTTGTATTCCGGTCATAGCAGTTGTACTTGTCCCATCGGAATATAACAAGTCATTCATACCTCTGGCGTAGCCTTCCATCATGTCCTCCATCTTATCCTTGAAAAGATTTACGAGAACAGTCTTGTCTCTGCCAGAAACATTTGAGGTTTCTCCAGTAAGTGCATCACTTACAGAAATTCCATCATGCTTCAATTCGGTATGTGTAACTTCAATACCAATGTGATGTTCGTGCCAAGTATAGTTGACACGTTTGATATGGTCAGGGTTGGAATATGTCACCTGATCCGTTGCCGTGTATCCGGCTAACGAGGTTTCATAGACTCCTTTAACCGCCAGATCAACCTTTCCCTTTCCTCCCGGATAGCTTTTGGATGCTTTATCCATTGCTGCAAAGAGGGGTTTGTCTTGGATTGCCTGGCTTAAAACGTCACCACGATTTATGAAAAAATCGAGGCTCGCATTCGCCACGTTGGCGAGTTGGTCACTTGTTAGGGCGGCCATATTTTCTCCTTATATTATAGAGAAACTCCGCAAAAGTAGTTTTACTGGTTCAGGGACTGCGTTATTGCATCTCTTAAAGAGACAGGCTCCACTACAGGAGTTCCACTAAGTTTACCACCTGTTGCCGTGCGAAGCTGCGTTGGTTGAGGTTGTCTGGCTTTAAACCTTTCATTTACAGTTGCATAAGCATCATCAACTAGGCTTAATACTTCTGTTTGGGTTTGCGGCTGTCCTCGCTCATTGACCAGTGCAACTACACGATCATTAAACTCTTCTTGCTTGAGACCGAAGT